CCTCTCTTTCGTCTCGTCGCGCGCAAAACAAAACCGCCGCGACCCCCTGATCAGGTCGGGGCGGTCTTGTTCGCTGTTCTGGCCCGCCGCGGTAGCTAATCGCGACGGTGCGCGCGTGTTAGGTCGTGCTCGCCTCCCAGAACCGGGTTACTTACGCTCGGCTCTCGTGATCCAGTTCCATGCCTTGCAGCGTCGACATGTCAGCACGGCGTGGATCGGCGGCTGATACCGGAACATCAACGCGCCGCATTTCCCGCACCGCGCATCCTCCAGCCCGTCGAGGTTCCGCGCGATCTCTTCCTCAATGAGCTGACAGCGCGGATCGACCGCTGCCGCCACACGTCTCGTGACAACTACGCGCTCGTCCCGACCAGTACGATGTCGTAGCTGGCCGTCGCGCCCGCCGAGTTGATGATGCTGAGCAGATCGCCCGTCCCCGCCGTGACCGCAAAGCCGGCGGCGGGATCGGCCCAGCAGAAGAACCCACCGGCCGACAACGCGAACAGCGCATCGGAGGCCGCCGCGAACAGCAGCACGCCGTTGGACGCCGGCCGCGCCACCTGGAGCGTCGTGGTGTTGGCCGCGGCCGCCTTGATGGCGATGGCCCGCAATTTCACGAACGTCACGACCTCGCCGAACGCGTTCGTCAGCGTGCCGGCCAGATAGAGGCTGTCCGTCGCGCCCGTGGTGACCGTCCGCGTGTCGGCCCAGACCTTGTCCGCACGGCCTGCCGTCGTCCCGTTCGCGACGTCCCATCCCGCGTCAATCGAGGCATTCCGTGCACCGGCCTCCTTCGCGGCCCCCGAGACGACGGTGCGGGCGTCATTGATGCTCGCCAGTAGCTTGATCCATCCGGTGACGGTGACGGCCATCGTTCAGTCTCCTTTCACACTCACGCCCTGAGCAGCCACGCTTGCTCGAACATTCCATACGGTTCCAGCAGGCCATCGTCGGTCTCGACCGCGCCGGTCGGCTGCGAGTCCTCGACGATCCCGCCGAGCGAGCGGTCGATCGTCAGCGCTGTTCGGATGTCGTCGTAGAGCATCGCGAGACGATCCGTCGCGATCACCCCGCCATTGACCGTCTCGTGATCCCCGAGCACATAGCCGACGATCCGCACAATGAACTCGTGACCGTACACGGCCGGCGCGTCGTGCGTCAGCGGCTTGACATCCGTCCAGGAGGAGCGCACCACCCCGATCAGTGGCAGCTGCTCCGGCCGGTACTGCTCGATCCCGAGCATCGAGCGCGTGATCGTGACTGGTGTCGTCGAGTACTCCACCGAGAGCTCCGGCTCGCTGTAGACGACCGTCCCGGCGTGAATAGTCGCGAGCCGCTCGGCGATCGCTTTCATCGCGGTCACGTACAGCGGCTCTGGCCCTAACACGGTCAGACACCCTCAGCCCCATCGCTGCCCTGGGCCCGCTGCCGGATGATCCAATCGATCTCGTGTGTGAGGTTCTTCGCAAGCTCGGCGTTCGCCTTCGCGACCATCGCGTCGCGGATCCCGGCGCGGACGAAGGCACCCGGCAGGGAGGGGCCGAACAGCTCGCGGATCGGCAACCGCGGCTTGCCCTTGCGGAGAAACACCCCGCCGTGCCCGCTGCGCATGGTCGCCAGGAAGGCGTGCTCGACCGTGCCCCGTCCTTTCGGCAACCGGTAGGTCACGCCCCGGCGCGTCTGGCGTGCGCCGAAGGCCGAGAGCGGCAACCGACGCCCGGTCACGCTGAGCGTGGCGATCTGGCGCGCGAAGCTGGCCCGCTGCGTGGCGATGCCGTCGGTCACGTCCTTGTTGCGGAGCGCCAGTTCGGCCGCGAGTGCGCGGACGGTGGCCGTCCTCACGGTCCCGAGCGTGCGGTTCAGCGCCCTGGTGGCGGCGCGCGGCGTGTCCTGGCCGATCTCCAACAGACGACGGACGAGCGCCTCGCTGCCCTGGACCTGGATGTCGAAAGAGGCCGCCATGCGCCCTTACGTCACGGCCGCGATGTGGTAATCGGGATCGGAGGCGTCGATGCTATGCACGCGCCAGGTCTTCTGGTTGTGCTCCGGACCGCCCGCAATGGTGCTTCCCGGCGGGAGCGTTGACACCTCGTCACGTCGGACATAGGCCAGTAGCCGATGATTGGCCACGGCCGAGGGGGAGGCGCCGACTTGTTGCGAGGCCGGCTCGAGCGGCTCCTGCTCCCAGATCACGTCCGCGACGATCGCGGTCCCGCCGACCGGGGTCACGGTCGCGGAACGCGCGAAGGCCGCGGTGAACGCGCCGACTGGAGGCCGGAGATCAAGCACCACTACGCGCCCCGCTTCGCGGTGCGCAGCATCAGCGGCCGCGTGCAGATGTAGAGCGGGTAGCTGTACACCTCGACGTCGACGAAGGCGTTCCGGCCCGACGGATCCACGAGGGTAAGCGGCCGGAGCGGGACCCCCTTCTGGTTCACCACGTCCATGAATTCCGCCGGCGCCCAGGCCACCTGGAAGACGCCAGGCGCGCCGACCGGGAAGAACTTCGCCTTGTCGGTGCCGATCGCGACCGTGGAGTTGTCATCCGTGCCGCGGTAGTTGACCCAGGTCACGCCCGCGTACCGGAATGTGGAGAACGCCGTGGGCTCGCGGAGCGCGGCGGCGGCCTCGTGGTTCAAATAGGTGGTGCGGACCTCCTCGTGATTCACCAGGTCGTCCCAGAAGTTGTCGCCGACGAGGGCGTAGATCGAGGAGCCCGTCGTGAACGCCCCTTTGGCCGCGCGAATGATCGCGCGCGTGATGGCCTCGATCTTCGGGCGCAGGGCGCCGGCGGTCGTGTTCGCGATGTTGAGGGCCACTTCGGTCGGCTGCACCACGTCGAACGCGGTGTAGTAGTTGACGAGGGTCGAACCGTCGGCATCGATGAGAATGCCCTGCACGGCGCCGAGGCGATGGAATTCCCAGGTCAGGTCGATGTCGTTCTGGAGCTGCGCCATCCGGCGGACGACCTCGGCCTGCACCTGGTGCAGCTCCGACTCGGAGCCGTAGGCGCGAATGCCCTGGATCTCGTCGGCCATGATCCTCGAGCCCTTGGCGATCCGAACGGTACTGAACGTGCGCGCCTTGCGCTTGTCCGCCCCGCGCTGCTCGAGCGGGGCGCCGATCGGCGACGTCTGGATGAGCTGGAGGACGTCGTCGCGCGACTCGACGAACACCGCTCGCGTCGGTTGCGGCTCGCTCTGGAAGAGCCCGAGCGAGCCCAGGAACTGCGGCTTGTAATCGATCTGCTCGATCGCCGCGAGGAGGCTCTGCATGCTGAAGGCGTTACTTGTGAAGACGTCCATGGTGGCCATAGCGCTCGTCGCCTCCTAGCGTGTCGTCTCGTTTGGCGTTGGATTACCGCGCGATGACGCCGCGCTGCTCCAGATGCAAGTACGCCGAATCCTTCTGCTCGGCGGTGATCGGCGCGCCCCACTGCAGGCTGCTTTTCCGGACCTCCGCATCCCGCGTGACCATCACGCCGGGTAGGTCCCCGGACGAGGCATCCACGTTGTCGTAGAGCACACCGACGGCATCATCGCGGCCGTCGACTGCGGTCGGATCCCAGGCGACCACCTTCCCGGCGGCGAGCTCGTTGAACACCGCGACGTTGAAGAAGTCACCGACCGCGAAGTCCGTCGAGCCATCGGTGATCGTCAGGTTCAGCTGACGCTGGTTGGAGAGCACGAGCGTGCCGCCGGCGCCGGCCACGATGGAGCCCACCGCGACCTCGTCACCGTCCGGACCGACCACCTTGAACGTGCCGCCGTTGGTGATGGCGGTGATGTTCTCGACGCGGTAGTTCCCGGTCTTCGCGTCGGGCCCGAGCGTGAGGCCCGAGATCGTGCCGTTACCCGTGCCGACGACGACCGGCGCGGTCGTCCCGACAACGATCGTGAACGTGTCTGTCACAATGAAGTCCGTCGATCCGTCGTTGATCGTGAAATTGATGTGATCGGACACGTACGGCGTCCCGACCACCGCGTTCGGCAGGAGCTGGCCGCTCGGCGAGGTCACGGAGAACGTGCCGCCGTTGGCCGCCGCCGTGATGCAAGCGACCACGTAATTGCCCTTCTCCACCCTCGGGCCCGCAGAGAC